GCAGCAATTGCACAGCAATCTGATACTCTCAGAGTCGTAGCAATAGGAACAGGAATTCACGTTGCATATGGTAATAATCCAACTGCAACTACTTCAGACTTCTTTGTATCTACAACGGATACTTCAGAGATTTCACTTGGACCTGTAGCTTCTCAAAGAGTTGTTGCATATACCAAAGGAACTACTACAACTCTAGATTTCCCTGAAGGGACTGGATGTCCTTTTGGTGTAGGAGAAGCTGTATCGTTGACTGTTACTGGTCAAGCTGCATTTGATTTTACACATCAAAACGTTCTATCAGTGAATAATACTGCCGGTGTTGGTGGATTTTTTGGTACAAGATGTGTTATTGATTATAACTCATCATCTGTTATTGGAGACTTTACTTCTAACTACGCAACATTGAGAAGGTCAATTAAGGTAGCTGCGGTTACTACATCTGGAACTGGCACAGCTCAAATCCAACAAGTACAAACATCCTGAAGATCCATGCAACTTATCAGAGAAGAAATCGAAACAGTTGATTTTATCGTCGAAGAAAAGAACGGTAAAAAGAGTATGTTCATTGAAGGTATCTTCCTTCAAGGTGACATCTGTAATCGTAATGGAAGAATGTATCAGATGGAGGGCTTGAGAAAGGAAGTCCAACGATACACAGAAAACCATATTGAGTGTGGAAGGGCCCTTGGGGAACTTGGACACCCAGATGGTCCAACAGTTAACTTGGATCGTGTCAGTCACAAAATTGTTTCACTCAAAGAAAGTGGAACAAACTTCATTGGTAAGGCCAAGATCCTCTCAACCCCAATGGGTCAGATTGCACAATCACTTATTGGTGAAGGTGTCAAACTGGGGGTTTCTTCTAGAGGCATCGGATCACTGACTAAAACTAGAGATGGTATCAACGTTGTTGGTTCCGACTTTATGTTGGCCACTGCTGCTGATATTGTAGCAGACCCTTCTGCACCTGATGCTTTCGTTGAAGGTATCATGGAAGGTAAGGAATGGATCTGGGATGGTGGCATCCTTAGAGAACAACAAGCCGCCAAAACTTACAAGCATATTAATACTCTTGTCACACAAAAACAATTGGACGAACAGAAACTTAATCTGTTTAACGATTTTTTAAACAATCTGTGATAAGAATAACAAATTATAAATAAATATAGATTATACATAGGTTAATCGGAGTAAGTTCAAATGTCTCGTGGAGATTTACAAGAAATGGAGCAATCTAAGACTGCTGTGAATGCGAACGCAAAACCTGCTGAGGGTATGCCGAAGCTTTCAAATCCTGGCGAAGGGTTGTCTGGTTCATACGAAGATCTTGGTGGTCCTACCCCTGAGAACTATACCAATGACCCTGACGGTCCTGCAAAGCTCAAAGAGCCTACGATCAAAACAGTTAGTGATGTAGTCAATTCAAAAGCTGCTAAAGCTGATGCAATGAAGAAAATGGCTAAAGAAGAAATCGAATCTGTAGAAGAAGAAGTTCTTGAAGAAGAAGAGATTGTTTCTGAAGACGAAGGCATTGACATTGAAGAAGATGTAAACGCACTCCTCGGTGGCGAAGAGCTCTCCGAAGAATTCAAAGAAAAGGCTAAGGTCATCTTTGAAGCCGCATTAACCTCAAAAATCAAAGAAATCCAGGAAACCCTGGAAGTTCAGTTTGAAGTCAAACTGGACGAAGAAAGAGAAACCCTTAAAGAATCTCTTACTGAAAGAGTTGACTCTTATCTTGAGTACGTCTGCGAAGAGTGGATGAAAGAGAATGAGTTGGCAATCGAACATGGTCTCAAGACCGAAATGACAGAATCCTTCCTCTCTGGAATGAAGGGTCTATTTGAAGAACATTATGTAACTATCCCTGAAGAGAAATATGATGTTCTTGAGAGCATGGTAGACAAACTTGATGATATGGAGACAAAACTCAACGAGCAAATCGATAAGAATATCGGCCTGAACAAGCGTCTTGCCGAATCAGTTTCTGATAATATTCTTGATAACGTTTCTGAAGGCCTTGCCGCTACACAGAAAGAGAAGCTCGCTTCACTAGCTGAAAGTATTGAGTTTGAAAGTGAAGAAGAATATCGTGAAAAGCTGGAAACTCTGAAGGAGTCATACTTCTCTAGAACTCCAACTACAAAATCTGAAGCTCCCCAAACCCTTTCTGAAGGAGTTGATTCAACTCCTGCTCCTGTTGGTTCCAGCATGGAAGCATATCTCAGAACATTGGGTGCATTCAAAAGCTGAATTTAACATTCATTCAAACAAAACTAACTATTAGGTAAAAGCAAATGTTTCAATCTGAACATCTGCAGGAAAAGTGGAGTCCACTTCTCGACTATGAAGGCCTTGATCCAATCAAGGATTCACACCGTAGAAGCGTAACCGCAGTCCTGCTCGAAAACCAAGAAAAATTCCTCCGTGAGGAGCAAGCATTCAGTCAGGGTATTAACCTGATGGAATCCCCCACTAACTCTGCAGGTAGTAACCCTGCTGGTTTCAGTGGTAGTGCAGCCGCAGCTGGTCCTGTTGCTGGTTTCGACCCCGTACTGATCTCTTTGATCAGACGTTCAATGCCTAACCTGGTCGCATATGACTTGGCTGGTGTTCAACCAATGAACGGTCCTACCGGACTTATCTTCGCAATGCGTTCTCGTTACGAGAATCAGAGTGGTACAGAAGCTCTGTTCGACGAGGCAAATACAGCATTCTCTGGTCAGGATGACGGTTTCAACCTAGAAGGTGGTTTCTCCGATGGTCCTGTCGGTTTTGGTACCACTGCACAAAATGGTGCTAACCCTTCTGTACTGAACCCCGTTGGTACTGCAACCACGAACCCCTCACCATATAATGTTGGTCAGGGAATGCAGACTGGTGATGCTGAGAATCTCGGCACTGGTACCGGTGATCAGTTCAACCAGATGGCCTTCTCGATTGAGAAAGTCACTGTAACTGCCAAGTCTAGAGCACTCAAGGCTGAGTACTCCTTGGAACTGGCACAAGACCTTAAGGCTATTCATGGTCTGAATGCAGAAGCCGAACTGGCTAACATCCTCTCTACTGAAATCCTTGCGGAAATCAACAGAGAAGTTATCCGTACCATCTACAAAATTGCTGAGCAAGGTGCTGTCACCAATACAGCTACTGCTGGTATTTTCGACCTTGACGTTGACTCTAACGGTCGTTGGTCTGTTGAGAAGTTCAAAGGTCTTCTGTTCCAAATCGAGAGAGACGCTAACGCGATTGCTCAAAGAACTCGTAGAGGAAAGGGCAACATGGTTCTGTGTTCCGCAGACGTTGCTTCCGCACTGACCATGGCTGGTATCCTTGATTACACCCCAGCACTCAACGCTAACTTGAACGTTGATGACACCGGTAACACCTTTGCTGGTACAATTAACGGCAAGTTCCGTGTCTACATCGACCCCTATTCTGCTAACCTCACCTCTGCTAATGCATCTGGTGGTAACCAGTACTATGTCGTTGGTTATAAGGGTTCTTCACCTTATGATGCTGGTTTGTTCTATTGTCCTTATGTACCGCTCCAGATGGTTCGTGCAGTTGGGGAAAATACCTTCCAGCCAAAAATCGGTTTTAAGACGCGCTATGGTATGGTTGCAAACCCATTTGCAGAAGGCACTACAGTCGGTCTTGGCCGTCTCCGCCTCAACTCCAACCGTTACTACAGACGCGTTGCAGTGAAGAACTTGATGTAGGCCTCGTCCTCATCAGATTGTCAAGGGCCCCTTTACAGGGGTCTTTTTTTATGGGTTTTTTCTAAATAGGATTATCACTAAAATTACACCATGAAAATTCTAAAATGGTTTGCAGGAGGAGTTGGTGTTATTATTGTAGTAGGGCATCTGGGTATTGTTGGCCATCTACTCAATAAAGAAGGACCTAAAGTAGTTAAGACAGAAACTCCAAGGATTGACTATCCTCCTGTAGGTGATTATTCATCTTATACTGTAAAAGTAAATCCAGATGGAAGTTATAGTGTAGATTATAAGAGACATGATCCTACAGTTCTAGGTTCTGACACATATGTCGATAAATCTAACGGAGTATTTGGTATTGGTGGTAGATCAACGACTACAAGAAGTAGACAATATGTTCCTGGTACTCAATCTGAGACTCATACAGGAGTAGATGGCGAGGGAAAGCCTGTAAGATCGGAAGAGTGTATCAAGGCGGAAGGTGGAGGAGAGTCAAGCGGTGCTCTGGTGGGAGCTAGTGTCGCCACTAGTATAGTACCATTAGTTACAAATATTCCTTATATTGGATTCTTAGCATCTGGTTGGTTACTTATGTTGGGTCAAGATGTAGGTTCATCTGTCGGTAGTGAAATAGCATCAACAATAAAGGGTTGTTGATAAATAGTATATAAGATGTTATGTTGTTAAAATCAAATAATAAATGACAAACTCATTCGCAGGACAAGTTACCGATAGAAACTTTCTACAGGCTACTGGATTTAGATTTTCAGTAGCAAGAGCTGATAAGGTTGGTTTTTTCGGTAACGCAATTAATGTTCCTGGATTTACACTCGGTTCTCCAGATCAACCTAGTTATCTCAAGATGATACCTAGAGTTGGTGATATCTTAGATTTTAATGATTTAAGAATAAGATTTTTGATCGATCAAAATCTTGAGAACTATATGCAAATCCAAAACTGGATGAGGGGTCTTGGGTTTCCAGATAGTCTAGATGAGATTTATAAGTTTCAAAACTCTTGGGATGTACCTAAAGAAGAACGAAGTGAGATTAACTTAACTTCTGATGGAACTCTGACGATACTCAGTGCAATAAATACACCACTGTTTGTAGTCAAATTCTTAGACATGTTTCCGACTAGTCTTTCTGACATCAGATTTGACTCAACATTGACTGATGTGGAATACTTGACAGCTGATGTCACTTTCAAGTATCTTAACTATACTATAGAACCATTTGATTGTTGTTAAATGATTGACTTGACTGGAATCCAAGAGATGTGGGAAAAGGATTCTAAAATTGATATTGATAACTTACATACAGAATCCATAAACATTCCCGTTTTACACGCAAAATATTATGACATATATAATAACCTTATGTTACTAAGGAAAAAAGCAGAACAACAGAAGAAGAATATTCGTCACGAAAGATATGAATTTTATTCAGGTAAGGCAGATCCCGATGTTTATATCGAAACTCCTTTTCCCAAAAAGATCCGAGATAAAGACACTCTTCAAAAATATCTTGACGCAGATGAGAAACTCTCAGGAGTTTCGTTGAAGATTGACTACTACGAAGTTATGCTCAAATATATAGAAGAAATTTTAAAACAGATAAGTAATAGAACATATCAAATTAAAAATAGTATAGATTTTCTTAGATTTACTTCAGGAGCAGGGTAATGGATGATGAAGGTTACTATCATATAGAATTACCCATAGAAGGTATTCGTCTGATCCATACCGGTCTATCACAAGCAGTTGAGAGATGGCCTGGAGGTGATCCGACAGAACAATTAGATTTAATTATGATGAGAGATAATTTCTATAAGATTATGTTAGAACATAGGTTTGACAATATGTAATAAATAATAGTAACTGAAAAGTTACATTATGTCTCATTTGATTATTGAGAAGGTAAATGAAGTATATCTAAAAATAACAACTGAACCGCATGTTGAGCATGAGTTGCGGGATAAATTCAGCTTCGAGGTCGAGAATAATAAATTTATGCCCCAATACCGTAGTAGGCATTGGGACGGGTATGTGCATTTATATAATATGAAGACCAAGCGAATTTATGTTGGTCTATTAGATAAAGTTGTAGCATTCTGTGAGACTGCAGGATATACATATCAATTCGAAAATAATAAGTATTATGGACCACCTTTTGAAGTCAATGACTTTGTAAGTAAGGGGGGTGTAAAAGATTATATGGAAAGTATCTCACCAGGTATAAAACCTCGTGACTACCAAGTAGAAGGTGTATTTGATGCACTGAGATATAACAGAAAATTACTGATTAGCCCTACTGGCTCTGGTAAGTCATTTATGATTTACTGCATTGTAAGATATTTTGTTGCCCGCAAAAAGAAAGTATTATTGGTAGTCCCTACAACATCTCTGGTTGAACAAATGCAAAAAGATTTTGAAAGTTATGGTTGGGATGTTGCAAATCACTGTCACCGTATCTACGCAGGGCGTGAGAGGGTCAATACAAACTCTGTAACTATAACTACCTGGCAGTCTGTATATCAGTTAGATAGAAAGTTCTTTGAACCATATGAGGTTGTTATAGGGGATGAGGCACATAACTTCAAATCTAAGTCTCTTATCAGTATCATGGATAAGTTACATCATGCAAAGTATAGATATGGGTTTACAGGAACTTTAGATGGCTCACAGACCCATAAATGGGTGTTAGAGGGGTTGTTTGGACCATCATATAAAGTTACTGGAACAAAGAAACTCATTGATGAAGGTCATCTTGCGTCACTTGATATTCAATGTTTAGTCTTGAAGTATCGACCAAAGAGGTTTGATACATACGAAGATGAGATTCAGCATCTCATCTCTCACGAGATGAGAAATAAATTTATTACAAATCTTTCCTGTGATATGAAAGGTAATACTCTCGTCTTATTCAGTCGAGTTGAATCTCATGGTGCAATTTTATATGAGATGATAAATAATAAGGTAAGTGAAGGAAGAAGAGTATTCTTTATTCACGGTGGTGTAGATGCCGAAGATAGGGAACAAGTCAGACTCATTACAGAATCACAACAAGACGCTATCATTGTTGCATCATATGGGACATTTAGCACGGGGGTAAATATCAAACGACTTCACAATGTGATATTTGCCTCTCCTTCTAAATCAAGAATCAGAAACCTTCAAAGTATAGGAAGGGTATTGAGGAAAGGCAAAGATAAAGTGAGTGCTAAACTTTATGATATTGCTGACGATTTTACGATTAACTCAAGAAAAAACTATACACTAAATCATTTTATTGAGAGGATTAAAATTTACGTATCTGAACAGTTCAACTACGATATTTTAACTATTGATATAAAAGACTAAACAAGGAGAGTATATGCTTGAAGACGATTTCTTTGCCACCATAAAACTTAAATGTGGTGATGAGATATTTGCCAAGGTAGCAGCATCTGATGAAGATGATAGAACTATGTTACTGGTATCAAATCCTATTATGATAGAACCTGTGAAGAGTAGAGGTTCTATTACTGGATATAAGTTTGAACCATGGTTAAAGACTTCCCATGAAGACTTATTTGTAATTAATCTAGATGATGTTCTTACGATGTCTGAATCAGAGAATCTTGAGATGATTATGAACTATCAAGAGTACATAAGAAAATCTACTAAAGGTAACTTTCATAAGTTAGATAGAAAGATGGGTTACATTTCTAGTGTCCATGATGCTAAAGAAGTTCTAGAGAAACTCTATAATCTCTAAGAACCTATAGCTTATCTATCAACCGGGACAAGCCTAGTCTATACGACATTTGTATTCTTGTCAACTCTTGTCGAACTGATAAAGTCATGTTATAATAAGTACAACACATTATTCGGGTTAAAGACTTGAAACCATTATGCCAAAACCAAGAAGTACAGAACACTATGTAAACAATAAGGAATTTCTGAATGCTCTTGAGAATTACTTTGCACAGGTTGCAACAGCAAAACTCAATGACCAACCCAAACCAGTTATTCCTAGGTATATTGGTGAATGTTTCCTGAAGATTGCAAACCATCTATCATACAAACCTAACTTCGTGAACTACATGTTCAAGGATGATATGATTTGTGATGGTATTGAGAACTGCGTAAGATACATTCATAACTTTAATCCAGAAAAGTCAAAGAACCCCTTTGCATACTTCACTCAGATTATCTACTATGCATTTCTGAGACGTATCTCTCAAGAGAAAAAGCAACTAGAAATTAAAAACAAGATTCTTGAGAAGAGTGACTTCGATGAGGTCTTTGATTCCAATGAACTTGACAGTGGTAACTATTCCGACTATAACAGTATTAAAGATGCAGTGCATCAGAAACTGAGAGGTGGTTGATTATGAATGGAAGTCTTGACCCAGAAGAGCGTATTCTGGATAAACCAACTATCAACGAACTCGTTG